TTACGATCTGTGCCATGTAGTTTGCATCATACTCGTTTGGAGCAGATGGAAAAAACGGTATGGGTACTTTTGTGGACATTATCGCCTACCATCCTGCCTCAGATCAACTCTAGTGGTTCCTAAACGCCATGAAACTCCTGTTGCTGTACTTTCTAGTCTAAGAGCAAAAGAACGCCCTCTGAGGCGTATATCAGCCTTCTCAGTGAATAACTCTATTGGTGTGCTTGCTGACTGCGTTACTGCACTCGTATCTGTCTGGCTGTATGTTGCACCAGGAAATCTTCTTGCCTTTAACGTCAAGTTTACCTGTGGTGTTTCGTTTGTACTCTCTCTAAAAGTTATGTCTGGTATAACCCTACTTGCAAAGAAGAACTTGTCTCCATCTCCTATAGTAACCTGACTTGATTCTATAAACGATGTAATGCCTGATGCAGGTGACTGTGATCCATCATCTAAACCAAACTCTTGATAGTAGAGATAGTTATCTGTTGAGGCAGCTATGGGATATAACAATACACCTCTATCTACCCATGCTGTTCTTGCGAGAGTGCCATAATACCAAATGTTTTGTTCATAGTTATATACTACATACCTATCGTTAGCTGTTGCACTTGATGATGGGTAGAACCACCATACCTCAGAGTATGCACTATTCTGACCTGCCACAATCTTAGTATCCTGATCTCTGTTTAAATCACTAAACACAAAGTCCTGCACAGGACATACGAGCTTTTGTGTTCGACCGTTGTACACATAGAACTCTCTGTATCCCATCCAGTATACAGATTCCTCTACAGCCACGGCAGCGTTCTCAGATATTATTGTGGTGTTCCTACCAACCTCTGTAATACCAAAAGTAAACGGAGGTCCGATAAACTGTAATGCGTGTACCGATACATCTGTAATAACAAGTGTCTGTTGTTTTGTCTGTACGGCTGTAACAATCTCTGATCCTGTACCAATACGCAACTCACCTGCCGTGTTTGTTGGCAGTGCATTCCATTCTGTGAGGCTCTCCTGTGATGCAAAACGAATCAGTAATGGGTCTTGTGTACCACTTGCTGTCTCACTATCACAACCAAAGGCTAAAACGTGTCTGTCTCTTTCAGAGACTATTACCTTCTTGGCTATTGTTGGTGCATTGGTAGACCCTGCTAGTGTTGTAATCTCTACGGCTCTTGTAGATGTGCCACCTGATTTATCCCAATAATATATCGCACCATCTCTAACATTCATAACTAGGTCTTCACCAAAGTTATCGTGCGACCAGTGTCTTAATAAAGCTCCTGCTACGTTTGTCGTTGCAGGCATACCCCAACCACCTAGTGCCTCTGTAACCGTAGCATTATCAGCATGAGAGGCTGACGTTGTTCCAAACAATCCTCTTAGTAACCCTGTAAATGTTGTAGATGTTTTGCCTGTGTATTGGATTATCTCACTTCCTATTAACAAGTATCCTGTTGTTTCAAAGTTAGCTGATGAATCCACTGTTACACTAGTGTCTAAAGCTGTAATACCACTTCCATCGTCTATTGCTGTGGTTGATGCCGATCCAGATATGCCACCCCATATACCTGCACCCCAACCTGTGCCGTATGAGTTGTCGTCTAGCCCTACATTGATCTGATACGCTCCTACTGTCGAACTGCCACCATTGCCTGTGTCTGAGCCATTTGCCACCACGCCATTACCACTAGTATCTTTTGCATTTATTGTGTAGGTGTTTGACGCTGTAACAGATGATATTTGATATTCTTGATTTAAAACATCTGCTGTTATGTTACCACCTAATCCTGCTGCATTTGTAAAAGTAACAAAGTCATTAAGGTTTGCCCCATGATCTGTGTCTGTCACTTGTATAGTTCCACTTCCATTTGTTGCAGAGAAAGTGACATCACCACCACCTGTGGTAAGCCTTAATGGTGTTATGTCGTAGTAAGTACCACCTGCGTTTAGGTAATACTTTTGACTTGTGCCTATGCCTATAAAGTTTGTGTTATCTAATGCTGTCCATGTGTGCAAGGCACGACAGGTTCCTACAAACTGACTATCAGAATATTTTGTCCAACCACCTATCTTCTCAGGCAAGCCATTTCTAAAACGTACTTTGTCTCCATCAAACCATCCACCTTCGTTAGTGTATGATGTAGAGTCTCTGTTTATACCTGCTCTGAATTGTAGTTTTTGTAAGGGCATATCAACCTGGTCTTAACTGAACAGCTACATACATGAATGAGTTTCCAGAAATAGTTGCACCTGCTGGCAATAAAGTAGCAAAAACATCATAAGTGCCTCCATCACCATCTTGCATACTTAACGAGTGGGCTTGTCCTCCAACTGTGACTGTAAACGCACCACCACCAGTGCTAACTGTTCTACCAGAAATAAAAGTAGGATATGTGCTTGCCGTAAAACTTGTTGTCGTACTTGAGGATATTGCTGAAGACGTATTGTTTAGAAAACTGTTTTTTAGAGACACTGTGCCAGAGCCTGTTATTGTGCCACCAGTTAAGCCATTTCCTGTAGCTACACTTGTAACAGTACCACTTCTAGCTGAGTTTATTTGTGATGTTGTTCGTGTCACGCCATCTAATTTATTTATCTCAGCAGCACTGGCTGTAACCAAAGTGCCGTCTAGCTTTAGTCCGTTAGAACTTAAATCGTGTGACTTAATATCAACAGATGTTGACCCATCGGCAAACACTACGTCACCTGTTATCAGCATGGTATCATTGCCGTCCTCATCATACTCAATGCTTACGTCTTTGTCGGTTCCAAAGAATAACTTTTTATCATCGGCTATACTTATGTCACCACCTGCTATTTGCAAGGTGTCGCTTGTTGTTTCATCGTAACCTATAGTTACATCTTGATCTGAACCAAACTTAATCTTCTTATCGTCAGCTATGTATATATCTCCAAACTCAGCAGATGCAGAGCCTATGTCTGCTCCACCAGAAGTGTCAGGCAATATGGATGTGCCTGCCGTTATCGTTGTGAATGATGCTGCCACTCCAGACTTCAAAGGAAACAAAGCTGACAAATCTGTTACGGTTGCTCCTGATCCTGCACCATCAGCAAATACTATAGCTGCCTCTCCATTAGCTATACTTACTGCTCTTGATAAAACAGTATCACTGGGATCGCTACCACCACTATGAGTGCCTTGTCTCAAAACCACCGTCTGCCCACAATCGTTTCTAACAAAGTAAAGTTTATCTGCATCATTAGGCTCAATGCTGACAGCAATAGAACTACCAGGAGAACCTTTAAAAGTTATAACCTTAAACATTCCATCTGACAGGCTTCCATCACTTGTTGTTAGAGAATGTGGACTACTTGATAAAGTTACCTCTCCAACTCCGTTGGTCAGTCTATCTATAATATCAAAGTTGTTATTTGTGGTGGTTCCCCAAGCTCCTGCCTTTTCACCAAGACCGATCTTTTCTATACCACCGTTGTCTGTATATGTACTTGGCATTGCTTCTCCTTAAATCTTATTTAACCTTTATAATCTATTGTATAACATCTGTCCATGTTTGAGATGCTCCTGTGTTTATCTCTGTCCATGTCTGTGAAGCACCTGTTGTTATGTTTGTGTAAGTGTTTCCTACGTCTGGAATAATTAACCCCCACACTGTTTCGTTTCCTAACTCACCTATGGCTGATAATCCTGTGATTGATATATTGGCTGTTCCTGTAACGCTAAACTCTGTGCCAAGAACCATTGTGGCTGATACACCTGTCGCATCGGCTGCGCCAAAACTTGTGACCCCAACACTACCTAACGCACTTGTTATACCTATGTTTTCAGGCGTTACGCTTGATACTGGTACAAAAGCACCTGGTAGTTCTGCAATAGAGACTTCTGATATGGCATTAAAGCCAAGCATTAGTCAGCGTCCTGTATGGTCAGTGTGCCTTCTTTTACTTGTCGCATTATTTCTGCGTAGTGCCTGTTATCAGGGTCTAGTGGTACAAAACTGGTTATACCATCAATAACTACTGTAATGCTTGTTATTTCATTATTACCTAGTTCTTTTTCGTATTTTGCTGAAGTAATATTCATTTTTATCCTAAAGTTCTGCATCTATTGTTATATGACACGTTATCCAATCATGTTGCTCTGGACTTCCTCCTCCATAAACAGCTGCATTTTTTGTTCCTGATGTTAAACGTGACATATTTATGTCTGTGGAATCATTATGATTACGACCTTTCCCACTTGTACCTGTGCCAGGACTATATGTTGTTAAAGTTCCAGAAGCTCTAAGGTCTACTGGTAATCCACGATCAAGGATGACATTATCAGCAGAGCCATGTCTTATAGTTAAAGCCCCATTGGCAGTAGCAGTGCCAATATCCGTCCCATAATCGTAACTCGTATAAAAAAAGCGTTGGCATTTATGAAGAGTCGTTTCAAAAGGCTCGTGTTCAAAAACTGTTGGATTTTGTCCTACTTCTAATTGCCACCCTGTTGTTAAAAATGTTGCATTTGCAGTTTCCGTCCATTTTTGAGTAAAGTCTGGAGTTCTACTTGACGTGGAATAATTTTGCCATCCATTCAAAGTATGACCACTGTCCGATTCACCAGTAGTTTCGTCAACATGAATCGCAAGCAAAGCACCCATTCCATTATCATTATTAAAGGTAAGATTACTATCGCCTGAAATGGCAAATGAAACATTACTCCATGTATTTGCTGATACTGTAAATGCTTTTGTAAATTGTCGTGAAGTTCCATCATCTGTTCTAAAACCTACATAATATGTTCCTGCTACACTTGATTTAACCCAACAGTTATAACTTAAAGAGCTTGAAGAGTTTGTATAATCCCAACCTGAGTTTCTAAGGTTTTGTGCTTCAATCCGTGTATCAATTCTTAATCTGCCACCATTACTGCTTGCGACATTAGTATTTTCAATTTTAAAACTATTCGAAAATCCGTAACCTGATGGAACATCTGTCGCTTGAGTATATGTTCCTGTGAACCCATTGTGATCTGTCCTAAATCTATCAACAGTGTAATAAGCACCACTTGTTTTTCCAGTTTCTGAGGTTGATCTCTGGCTTATTGCCATTTTCCCATTAATAATCAAGTTCCTGTTTACTCCACCACCACCTGCGTTGATGTTGCCTATAAGGTTTGCTAATTCTGCTGCTTTGCTCATGGTGTTATCCTATAAAATATCCCCAAAAATAAGAATGATTTTGACCATGATAAATAATAGTGTCATCATAAGCAGTAATAATCTCTACAGTCTCACCTACAGGCATTTCTTCTATGACAGATAACACAAAGTCATTACTCTTTACTGCTTGACCTTGACCCCCAAATTGTTCACCACTACTGAGTCTTAAATTCACTCTTTTTGACGCCGTGACACTAGTATTATTAAATAAATCAAAACCAAACATATACAACCCTGCGATAGGAACAGTAAATTTTCCTGTTGAAGTGTTAAAATGACTTCCAACATTAAAATCTAAAGTATCAAAATCTGCACTTATACTTGCTGAAGCTGAGTATGTAACATTTCCTGCTGAAGCTTTATAAGCTTTGAATGATGGAATTAGACTACGGGATACTCTGCCACTAGAATCAATGGTCATAGCCGTTGTAGAGTTCGTTGCGTCTTGTATCGTATTTACTTTAAGTATTGATGCCATTGTTTATCCTAATAAATAAATGTATCCATATTCGTGATATGCACCACCATAGTTTGTTCTATCTGCACCAGAGGATTGTGTGAAATGTATAGTGCTGTTTGCTGTTGCTTTAAACATATGTGATGTGCTAGTTGTTCCAACCCCACTTGGAGAGTGTCCTGCTGATATTATTTGTGCTGACCCACCAGAAAGAGTAAGGTGCATATTTAATCTATAATTATTATCAGTATTTCTATAGATTTGAAAATATGCTACATAAAGTCCAGTTATTGGGAGTGTAAGTTTTCCTGTTGCTGAGTTATAAGTTATATCATTGATAGATACTCCATAAGTTGAGTATGATGCTTCATCAGTTACCCAAGCAGGATTTCCATCATTTGTTGCTCCTACAGTTTCACTGTTACCTATCGTATAGTTACCTTGTGAGGGATTTCCTTGAAAAGAAATGTGAGGTCTAGATGGGGTAAGAATACGACCACTAGAATCAATAGTCATGGCACTTGTGCCACCAGAATGTTTTATTGCATCTACATGAAGTTCGCTTGCCATTACTGTGCTATCTCCATTACTATAAATTCTGTTGTTCTTGGTGAACGATTTAGTTGATGCGTTGCCGTTCCTAATGTGAGGTTTACTTTATGAGTGATTGTTATGGTTGTTCCTGCTGTTGCGTTAGTTGCTATAGGACAGTTAAAACTAACTGTACTTGTTGTAGCCACGTTCCCAGTAATTATTCCATCATGTTCAGACTGAAAGACTTTGGTAGACCCATTAAAAATATTATTAGTCCAAGTAGCACTCCAAGCATTACTATCCCCTGCACTATAGTGAGGGCATACTCCAAATAAATGAATTTTATTTGTACTTGTTTTTGGCGTAATTGAGAAAGACGTTGTTGTGACTTCTCCACTACTATTCCAACTAAAAGCAGTAGAATAAGTATGTGTCACGACTTGAACAATGTGATTTGGGATATTGATAGTACCAGAGGTACTTTTCCCCTCAATCTTATCTACTAATAATCTACTGGTCATACTATTGTATACACTCCGTTAACTGTGATTGTAGCGTTTGTAACTGTTATAGGTCCTGCTGACAATCCGTTTGTACCACTAGGTATTGTTATGTCTGCCGTGATACTGTTGCCGTTGGTTCGTATTATACTGTCGTTTCCAAGAAAAGGATAGCGTGTATCTGATTCTGACTTGGTGTAGCTATTGGCTATAGAGAAAGCGTCATACACTATAATCTCTACTACATCATTTAATGATGCCCCTGTTACTAGGACAGCCGTAGTGCCTGATGTAGCTGTGTAATCTGTTGCAGGTTTAAGTAAAACACCATTCTGATAAACATCCACATACTCACCATCGCTGTAGCTCAATACGTTTGCATTGGCATCTGAACCACTAAAAGATGTCTGTCCTGCTGTGGCTTGGTATATGAAGCGTGTTCTAACGCCTTGGTTTGGTGCTTTTCCTATATAGGGCATTAGACTTCCTTTGCTATATGGTCAGCGTATGCTTTCTTAACTTCATCTGTATGAAACTGTGCCACCATTGCTTTGACATCTGCACTTTCGTTTGTGCTGTCGCTGTCTGGAGCTACCACATGACGATGAAAAGAACGTGATATTTCCTTACCATCCTCTTTTATTACCGTTGCTGTTCGCACTTGTATCATTTTGAAGTCACCCACAACCTCAAATTTATCTTGTATTTCTTCTTTTGTTATAGCCATTTATTTCTCCCTATGGGGTGTTAGTCTGTCACATATGAAAATGTAAAAATTACGCCATCGTTTGACCCAAGTTCATTGCCTTTTAATGAGGCATAGTTGGTGCTAATAGTATTGTCATATAAAGTTAAATAGCTTCTGGAAGGTCCTATATAAAGCATAACTCTAGCAGTTGCTGACCCCCATTGTGCCTGCATAGGAGTCATTCCTGCTTCAAAGGATGAGGCAGTTGGATAGGGAAGACCTATAATGCCAACAGAACTAGTTCCACTACCACTGACACTATTTGTATCTAGTCTTCCTTGAATATGCACCGAACGTCCTACCTTTGTATAAAAACCTACCTGATTAGCATAGCCATAGGTATAACCAGAAGAAGAAAATTGAGGAGTCCAAGTTCCCTCTTCATAGTCATCAAGTAACTCATTACTCATAGTAGCATTACTATCACTTGTAGCTGCAAAGTCTACACCGTGACCACTTGCAAGTGTCACATTACCATCTGTAAGCGTCAAACCATTTGCTATGGTAAGAGCCGTACTTGATAATGTAAGACCCTCTGCTCCTGCGCCTCTAACTTTAGTTAATGCCACTTCTTACTCCTAGCTTGGTTTAGTTGGAAACTTTACACTACTCATGTCTAATGCACCATTACTATCTAGTTTTGGATCAGAGTTTGCAGGTAAGTCTCTAAGCTCTTGTCTATAGGTTTTCATAGCACTCGACATGGTTACGTCACCTAACGCAGTCCAATCTGTTTCTGCCAGTAATCTGTCTCGTTCTACACGAAGCAATCGCATTGGCTCACGGCTTTGCAGTAGTGTCTTTTCCCCTGCTACCTGTGCATAATTTACACCCCAGTCCTTTGGGTCTGAGCTTTCGATTGCTGAACCATTTGCATCTGCTCCAGTAACCTTACGAAACATCTGGTTGAACTCTTCTTCATTTGTAGGCTCTCCTCTAAGAACCCACTCTGTAACTCCTAAACTCATTAATGCTTCTGATATTGTTGTCATTGTTTTCTCCTATTGTGCTACCTCTAGTGCTTGAATTGTATGTATACTTTGACTATACCAATTGTAAAAAATATTTCCTGCTTCACCTGATCCAGAATTTGCTTTTTGCACTTGTGTTTTGAAGGTTAATTGATTTGTATTTGAACATTGAAAAACACCACTTCCACCCATGTTTCTTTGAATGTTTGATACAGCATTCCCATCATTCCCATGATAGTCCATTCTATAAATTTCCGTAGAACTTCCATTCTCTATACACCTAAAATCAACCCTTGTGTTGGTATTGGATGCAATTGATATACCATGATGAACCAATACTAAAATTTTAGAGCTTGCAAATTTAGGGGTTATATTTAACGTAAGACCTGTGTCTGTAAAACTCGTTGAAGTAGTAGATTGAGTAGCACCTGCGAGAGTAGCACTTTGTAGTTGTACCACAGAACCACTAGGCATCTGAACTGTTCCTGCTGTTGTCTTACCCTGTATTGTGTCTACTGATAGTGTACTCATTGGGCAATCTCCATAGCTGAAATCCAAGATACTCCTCTTTCAAAATTGTTTTGGTCGGTTGTGCCTAATACTGTATTTATAAATACATTGTTAGTTCCGTCTGTATTGATTCCTAATTTATATGCTATAGAGGAAGTAGTATTTGGAGAATCAAAATATCCCATGTGCAACATCTCAGCCGTAGAATTATCGTCATCACCATGAAAACCGATTGAAGGCATTGCGATTCCAGTTTTTTGATTACTTACAGTTCCTGTGTGAGCTAATTTTGTATTGTCTCTATAAAAAAAGAATATAGTGTCATGATTATCATTTGCAGTTTCGAAAAATAGCTGTGCTTCTAATTTAATAATTGAGTTTGCCTTTGTTGGGGTTATGTTTACTGTAAAATTACTTATTGCTTGGTCAGCATTTGCACTTGCAATAGTTTCTGTTTGTGAGGTTGTTAGTTGAAAATGTTTCATTTGAACAAGATACCTGTAAGTGCCATCTTGTGTCTGTCCTTGTAAGCTGTCTACTCTTAATGTACTCATTGTTTATCCTACTAAAAACCCACTAAAAAATGATGCTGTCAAAACATCACCTCCACCATAAATGTCTGCGTTTGAACTAGCGTATCCATAAACACTAACAGTATCATTTGCATTAAGTTGAATTGTAAGGCTACCTCCTGCCCCATGAGGGTTTCTATCTGCTCCTAATTTTACAGAAGCAAATCTGTATCTTGCAGTATCATTTACATAAATTCTTGCTTCCGTTTGGTTAGCAGAATAAATGTATAAATTAACACTAAAATGATATACCCCAGATATAGGACACGTAAATTTATATGTTGATGTGTTGTAGTGACCACCAATATTATGCTCTACCAAATTTAACTGTGCTAGTGTAAAATTACCACCAGTAATACTCTGATTCCCCTGGGCTGTTCTATGAGCAAAAAATGAGGGTCTTGCAGGAGTTAATGTTCTCCCACTACTATCAATAGTCTGAGCCACAGTGCCATTCGTGTGCTTGATATTCTGTACTAGAAGATTGCTCATATGATTGCTAGATTACCCCCTGAGTTTACTGTGATGGTTATACCAGATGCTACTGTCAAAGGTCCTGTAGCTGTTGCATTCTCTGTTGCTTCTATCGTTGTATTTACATCTACTGTTTGTGAGTTAGTTCTAAACATACCACCATTCTTAAACGTACCTTTGTTCTGTGTGGGTATCGTGATGCTTGTATCTGTTGCACCAAGATACATAACAAAGATATTACCTGTGCCAGTTGATGGAGCTTCTGTAAATGTAAGGTTTGTACCATTAGGCACTGTAAATGCGTCTACACTCTCCTGTATTACACCGTCAACGCTGACTACGATATCTTCTTGAGCAACAGTTTGGTTTAACGTAAAGACCGTTGTAGAGTTATCTCCGTTAAACTCCTGCGTTGCAGGTCTTGATGAAAAACTAGAACCAACTTGACTTCCTACATACGGCATTATGTTTGCTCCATTATTCCAATGATTGTATCAAGGCTGTTTGCTGTATTAGAAGATACTTGTAAACTATGTCCTGCTTGCATGATGGTTTTATTACCTGCCATAAATTCAAAGGCACTTTGTGCAGGTATGGGTATGTTAAACCCAAGATGCCCTGTCTCATCACCTACCAATCTTATTTTAGCATTGATCTGACTTGATGTAATATTACAAAGATTGATGCTTAGTACAACTGTCGTAGTGCTTGCAGGACAAGTATACACCGTTGCAAAAGCATTTGCCGATGTGTTGCTCCCATCCTTTATTTTGTTTTTAAATGTATTAGGCATATTTTTATCCTACATCATCTAATAACGCACAAACTATGACCTCTGCTGTGGATGCTGATGATATTGCGTGTATGTCAGCTACTGTTGTGTTTGGTAATCTTGCACAAAAGAACTCATTCGGACCTATGGTTACTGCATCTGATAAACTTGAAGATGCTGTACCTGCATCAAAACATACAAAGATACTCCTGCTATTTGTGTCAATATTTTTAATAAACAAGAAGTTTACTTTATCGCCTGTCGCTACGGCTGTTGGTGCTGTATCATTATCTACGGCTGTGTAATCCGTATAGTTACCTGCTATCAAGTCTTCAGTGCCTGTATTAGATACACTTGTTTTTTTATAGTACCATTTGTCGTTGTCATCGGTTGGTGATACCGTCATAGTAGCAGAGATAGTCTTTGCTATCTCATCAGGTAGTATTGTTGCCTGTATGCTTGCTATTGCGTCATTTGCCATGTGTTTTCTCCTTTATCCTAACGCTATGCTTAATGCAATAATATCGTCTGTTGTAGCTGCCCCTATTTGTGTTGAAAGCTCAGAGGCACTTAAACCCTCTATGCTTGTTCCGTCAACTCTCAGAAAATCATTATCTACTATATTTGCATTTGCAACCAAAACATTTCCATTTGATATGCCTGTTGATAGCGTTGCTGTAGTTGTAATCGTTGTGCCATTTAATGTCATGGCATCAGCTTCAAGCGTTCCATCTACATCTACGTCACCAGATATGTCTAGTGATCCTGCCTGTAAAGCTCCGTCTGTAACGGTTAGGTTGCCTGTAGATGCTCCAGTGGCTGTAGTTGTTCCCACTACAAATGTATCAGCACTCTCATCCCACATTAATATGGCATTGTCACCAGTTGAACCTCTTTCGATAACTATACCACAGTCGTTAGAGTTTGAGGTTGCTCCACTGTTTAGCTCTAATAAGCTATCCTTAATGGTTGTATTTGTAGTATCCACAGTTGTAGTTGTGCCACTAACCGTTAAATCACCTGTAACTGTAAGATTATCGTTTACCGTTGTTTCTGATGTTGAATGACCTATGGATATGGCAGTTCCTGATACACCTGTGCCTATCGCCACAGACTCACCACCATTTCCTGTATCAACAACGAGATAGTTATCTGAACCTTGTTTTATTGTAAAAGCTGTAGCTGAGTTATCGGACACGGCTACGTTTATATCTGTTGCGTCTGGACTTATAGAATCTAAAGATATGTCACCTACATTCGTGATGTTTCCATCAGCAAAGTTTGTTGACCCTAAAACAATAGCATAATTACCCATGTAGGCGTGACTGCTACACTGATAGTACAAAATCTTAGGAGTATCTTTAGTTACGGCTATTTGTAGATATGTGCTAGTTGTTGTGACCCCTGTTGTATACGCTGTGTTCTTTGCTGCATCTAAATAAAGTCTAAACGGATGACTAGACATATCGCTAGAACTTAGAGTGAACCTATAATGATACTCTGAATTTGCCGTTGTAGAATCTACCCCATGCAATGTTATAGCAGGTGACTCTATACCGTTTATAAAATATGCGTTGCCACTACCATCCCCACTGTAAGGATGTGCAGACGTTTTGCTAGAAACAGTAACTGTAAACTCTACAGGAGATGATGAACTTCCATAAATTCCTGCTTCTGCCTTTGATTCAATCAACCCTACATTTTCTATGTCATTATTCTGTGCATCTAAGTCTCCTCCCAACTGAGGAGTCGAATCGTTTACTACATCCACACCTGTAAGACCTGCACCACTACCACTAAAAGCTGTGGCTGTTACAGTTCCCCCTATGGCAACATTGTTACTGCCATCTTCAACAACAATCTTACTGGCAGGCACTGTGATAAATACATCTTTAGTTCCTGCACCAAAATTTACAAGATTATTACTATTTGAGCTTGCTATAACAGATCGTGATAGTGTTGTGCCAGAAGCTGTAAATGTTCCTACACCAACCTCAAAATCACTATTGGTATTATCAACAATAGCATAATAGGTGGTATCAGAATTAGATAGATTAGCAGCAAAAGTTTCAAAGTTAGTGACTGCACCTGCGAGAGTGATCGTTCCTGTACCTGTTGTCGTTGTCGTTTCACGAACTCTATCTGCAATCACAAATGCCATTAGGCTATCCTTATTATCGCATTACTTGAATCAGCCGTTGGGAATACAACTGTAAAATCACCAGAGGATGCCGACTTATCTGCTCCAAAATCTAAGACGCAAACAGATGTATCACCAGTAGTGTCTTCATTAAATATTAACGCTCCTCTAGCTGTAAGCGTTACGTTGCTAAATGTAAGATCGGAAAAATCTGTAAGAGCCGTTGTACCTGATGTACTTGGGTCTACTCTTGTTAAGGTTCCACCCTTTGCCGTGTAGTTTGTTCCTGAAACTTCATTACTTGTTGTATACGCTGTGGTGGTTGCGTCTAAACTTGCACTTGATGTATACAAGGCTAATTTAAAAGTATTACCACCACTATTTAGAAAGTTGTGCTTTGCCTCTAGTAGTTCTTTCTTGAAAGACGTACACATTGCCTGTGATATAGCCATTATAGTCTCCTTATGTGTTCTGCAAGCTGTTCTTGTCCTGCATCTTTAATAGCATTGTAAATAGTTGTTCTGTCTGATTTTATAGCTTCTTTCATGTAAAACGCTATAACTTTTTCTAGATGTTCTTTGAAAGCTCTTGCTTGTTCTCTAACTTCTGGAGTAGCTGTATCACTTACCTCTACTATTTTATCAGAGCATCTCTTGGCTATTTCTTCTGGTGTAAAACCTCTGTTCTCTGTTGTATGTACATTAACTATAGGTGTTTTAGGTAGTTCCATTAACATTACATTATCCTTGCTTCACCGTTTCTATAACTATCTCTTTTGTTTCTGCCATCAGCAAGTTGCTGTAATCCTGCCATAGCCTCATCATAACGTGTTTTGTAGAATGATATTATATCAGCCTCACCCTTCATAAACGTATATGCCTCTACCAATGTGCCATATAACAAAGTTGCCTCTGCATTATCACCAAGCCATGATGTAGAGGATGTCACGATAGATGGTGGATCATAGTAATAGTGCAGTTGCACCGTGTATGTAGAATCTGGAGTAGGAGCTAACAAAAAGTTATCCCCATCAAACAAAGAATAATACAAAGGAAGTCCTGTTGTTCCTGTTGCAGGATATGCCTCTCGTATAAAGTTTACATCTTTTGGTAACAAGAAAGAGTAGTTACTACTGCCGTCTACAACAGCAATAGAGAACACAGCTAAGAAATCGGTTGGCTTTGCTAAAAACCTGTTACTTGTGGTCAGGGATGTGGTTACGTTCTTTCTGAGTTCTGGGATAAGAATAGATCGGTATATTCTTTCTTCCGTTTGCCTGACGAAGTTAGGAATATTATTAACAAAAGTAGTTTCGGTGTTATCGGTATATTCCTTGATCGCATTTGTTATTTCTGTATAATTCATTTTTTGCTCTTATTGGGTGCGTATAGATTATCAAAAATCTGGTTAACATCCAAGACATAATCTAAATCAGACTTTGAGTAGTGTATATGCTGTGATGGCAAGAAATCAGGAGGACCTTCTCCTGTTTCAAACCATGCAGGATGTGTAACACGAACTCTATTGTTAGGCAATGCAACTATGTTTCCTGTCCATTTACCTGCGTCTAACAGTTCTAAAACATGACTTTGCTTATGCTGTGCAGGATCATCAGCTATTTCATTCTCTGCGTAATCAACAGTAAAATAATACTTAGCAGGATAAAACTCTCCCCCTATTTTAGCCAACCAAGGGCATGGTGTAGCTCTGTCCAAAACATACACTGCGTGGGTGTGGGAGGAACAATCCCACGGCTGTGCGTAGTGGACAGGTAACGGTTCTGCCCACTCCTCTACTGGAGTATCAGCGACAAGACCAGTTATTGGCATTCTTGCCCACATTGCTCCACCATGCACATTAGGCTCATCGGTATCATCAGTCTCACAACCTGTAAAAACAACTTGAAAACTGAGACACCTGTTTGGCATTGTTGTCACGGCAATAGCCATAGCGTGAAGGAACTCCCCATGATACTTCTGATGATTATGGGTATACTCCCTCCGTACCCAACACTTGAAGTGTGGGATGTTACTTTGTAGATAAGGCATATTTTATACTTTAGTTAGTTTGTATCCCTTGGCTTTAGCAGCAGAGCGTATCTTAGCTAAAGTCATGGCTCCTCCTTTTGCCATACCCTTTTTCTTCATTACGCCTCCTTTAGCCATGCCCTTCTTTTTCATAGCACCACCAACAGCATAACCCTTCTTCTTCATGGCTCCACCACCACGCATGGTTTGTTTTTTCATAGTGGTTCTACCACCTGCTGCCATACCCTTTTTCTTCATAGCTCCACCTTTAGCCATTCCTTTTTTATTTCTTTTCATCGGCATATCTTATCTCCTTAGCTTGTTGTTACCGTGACAATGCCAACCAGACCAAAGATTGGCGATATTTTTAAATCGAAGTCGTCAAACTGAGCAACACCAACAGATAACTCTAAAGGCTCTGTTCGGTCTGGTCTTGCATCAATTATGGACTGAGGATCGTCACTCTTTATCTGACCGACAAAGTTTTGTGGATGATCTGGATCAACCACATCTCTTCCAACCCTCAAACCATTTCTTTTACCATTGGTAAACTCGTATACAAGGTCTTCCATTTTATAACGAAAACCTGTCCTATCGCATATTCCAAAAGCATATTTTCCCTTAGCGTAAGCCATCAGACACTCGTAAAGAATGTGTTGTAGGGAACAAACTTTATAGAGGCTGTCTCTGTGTCTTCCCCTGCTGCTAGTTCAAACTGAAACTCATACTCTTGTTTTAATCCTGAAACTCTATCAGCCACTTCTGGCTTTTTCATAGCTATGTAGTACGCCAATCCTGATACAAGACATGGCACAAACCGTGGTGGCACAAAACTCGTTGTGGTTCCTGTTATACCAGAGGCAATACTATCAATACCCTTTAGTCTAAAAAAGGCTAACGTGTATGTCGTGTCTGGAACAGGGTGCAACGTGACTGTCGTGGAGCCTGCTAGTCTTTGTACAAATATCTGTGTTGGCTTACCTTGTGTATTCTTATTTGATTTTTGGGCAAACGTAGAAACACTTATTCTATTTACATTCGTATCTAGCTGTGATGTTCCTGTGCCTGTTCTAATTGTATGCTCAATGATATCAATGGTATCTGATGGCATAGTGTATGTGGCTGTGCCTGCTGACAGAGATAATGTGCCAGATTCTATGGTAAAAAGATTTATCCCTCTGTTTTGCCACTCTAATGTTAATATCTGAAAGCTACGTCTAGCTGTCTTTAAGTCATAACCAGAACGCATTTCAAGCCCTGCTCTCTCAAAGGCTTCCTCAAATATCTCTGGTAAGTCTGGTGTTACAACTGCCATTAGAGCCTCCAATCTCTTACATTTATAATATTATTCCTCATTCTTTTCAATCACTAATGGTTTACAGTAAGCTGAGTATGTATTTCTTGTTTGTCTTTCATTATAAAAGTTTATCTTATTAGCATACCAACTACACTTATCAATGCTCCCATATTGTAAAGATTCATCATAAATCTGTGTTCCTTCTAAAATTACCAATGCAAATACAAGTGTCTTCATTTTTTAAAACTATCATTCAAGCTGTCTAAAACTTGATCTATGTTAGGAGGCTTACTATGTGGATCATAACGACAACGATATTCATTTGGGCAGGTTCCCTCGACCACTAGAGTGTATGTGTCGTTTGCACCTTTATAAAGACAAACTTGCTGTCCATTTTTTGCTTGCACTCTTTTATATCTCCTACAGGTTATGTACTTTGGGTCTTCTCTAACCCCTCGTCTAATCTCCTGTTCCCATGTCCAATCACTAAACTTCTTTAGAAAACAGGTGAAACATTGCTTGATATTCTCCGACTGTGCCAGATAAATAATAACTCCGTCAGTGCAAACCCACTCAAATGTTTCTTGCCCTCCATCTTTACGGACACATTTATCCCTAGTCCGATAGCCACCATCCTCTGTCGAAACCCATAAGGGTGTAGACGAAAAGACCAAGAACAGCCAAGCCAACACTAAGGACAATGCTAATTGCCACGATACCAATGATTTTTTCTCTAAATATCTTCTTGTCATATATCTCTTGTTGCCTTCTTTTGCGTATTTGACCTTCCATACGAAGAAGTTCATCCCAAGCTGCTGTTCCATGTGTAAACTTAATAAACTGTTGAAGCTCGTAGCGTTGCTCTTCTAAACGCTTTTTGGCAGTAAAGGCTTCTATTGCCTCCTGTTCAATACTTCCCCCACTAAATACTTTACGAAACATGGTAGGGTTCTTGGCAGATTTGTGAGCTGCATCCACATCACTAACAGCACCCATCCATCTGGATAAATCCTGTGACATGGATTCCAAATCACGACCTGCCTGAAACGCCCTTTTTATGCCGTTAAAGGCTGTGCTTGCCGTAGCGACAGCAGCCGAGATAGTTACTGGATCGAACACGTTAGTATGTTTTACGCATCTTCAGAATGACAGTATATGTATCAGCACTAGAGTGACCTACAGTAGTAAAGTCAATATCACCTGTCTTTCCAGAACCTGCGTTATTTTTTAAACCACCAAACTCACTATAGTCATGATGACCACTCTGATTTTCACCTAACTCTATTATAAAAGCATCAGACGTTGCATCGAAAAACATTCTAACCTTCATGCCTATGCACTGCCACCAGATTTTCTCTATGGCAACACTCGTACAAGTATTGCCATTTATATCTGATTCCAATGCACTGACATCAACCTTCTTGACAGCAGACTCACCTGTGCCATCAGAAATGTTTGTAAATTTCATAACAACGTGCTTGTCGCCATCAAAAAGGGTTTGTGATGTTACTGCATCAGCCATGTTTTACCCCCTTAGAATACTGAATATTCTAGTTCAACTGTAAATCTTCCTGCTGTTATATCAGCATTAACAGCCGTTGTCGCTCTAGCATATAGATGCACATTTGCAACAGCAGCCGTTACGTTTGGCACGAAGATGTGATAGTTACCTGCTGTGTTGTTAAAATTGATATCAATCTCTGTGATAGACTGTGTAGCACTTAGCTGTTCGTTAAATGATGTAACACCTGCACCAACGATCTCTGTTCCTGATACGGCTGCATTTGTAGCTGTTCCAGAAGTAGAACTCAATGCTAAGTTACCTGCAAGAGTTTGACCTGCTGCTGTGGTAATACCAATCAAAGCTCTGTGTACGAATATCTTTGATGGTGTTACTAGATCATCAGGGGCATCTACGTTTAGTGTTCCCAACTCTACAAGGCAGTCACCATCTCCATACGCTACAGATGCTGCGTTTGTGCTTGCTAGTGTACCTGCGAAAGACTGTATCTTTCGTGTACCCATAGAAATGAGTTGACCTGTTGAATTTACAGAAAAACCTGTCTCTGTAATTGCACCTGTGGTGCTACTCTTGTTTACTGCTTTAAATCCTCCAGTTGCTCTAACTGGACCTGAAAATGTTGTATTGCCCATATTAATCTCCTTGTCGTGGCAAATGTCAGCTTACGCTGTCAAGGTGAAATTGTAAGGGGGCGATTTCTCGCCCCCAAGGTTGCTAGTTTACGCAGCTCCTGTTGAACCGTAAATTCCAAGTGGATCAGATACACCGAAAGAATATCTCTCTCTCGCTTTGTATCTTACGTTTCCAGTGTTGAAATCTCCGTCCATGCCAGTAGCCATAGGAGTTCTAACGAAATGCTTCATTCCGTTTGGAACATCTGTGATGATGAAGAAAGCATCACTATCTGTTAGATAATGGTTAACAGCAAAGCCCTCTGGGATAGACCCATTAGACTTGATAGCGTTAATGTCATTATCAGCAGTTCCTGTTCTGAAATCTGTTTGTAGCAATCTTGTAGCTGTAAACATCAATGCAGGTGGAACAATCAGCTTTCTTGGTCTTGCTGCAATCAATAGACCTCTTTCATCTACGAAGGCTGCGATATCAATCACAGCTTGCTCTAAAGATGTTTCGTTAAGGTCTGCTGCTGTTGATGGTTGGTTTCTATTATTACCACCTGCCACGGTTCCGTGGGAGTCACTAAATAGAAAAGCTCCATCACCAGAAGTGAATGTATCAAAACCAGTGTTTAGAAGTGACGCTGCTTTTGTTTGCTTTGTGTAAGCCATAGCTCTAGCAAGTGCTTTTGTATAACGTGCTGATAGGCTGTCATACAAATTGTCTTCCATAGCTTCCTCTGTGATAGAGAAACCCATAGCCACTGTCTCGTGATTAAAACGAGCAGTGAATGACTCTTGTGCTACATCGTAAGAGATGGCTGCACCTTCTTGCTTCACTGGGGCTGCACCGAACCCTGATAGCTTCACCTCTTCCTCAAAACTTCTGTCTGAGTTTTCAGTTTCATAGATATCAGCGTGTTCGTTTTCATAGCCTTCATACTCTAGTCCAAACAATGCGTTTAAACCTGGGAGTAACTCTTTTAAGAGATTTGCTCTACTCATTACAGCCATGATTAGCCTCCTCCTGGTGCAGCAGCATTTGTGCCACCACTTGCCAATTGATGCCCTGAATTAAACTTACAAAGCATGATTGGGAATGAAGTTCCTCTTTCGTCACCATCGTGACCACCAAGAAAATCAACAATCCTTACTGGTAAAGCTGCAGTTGTGTTTGTTGTGCTAATGTCAATACTGACACGAGACATTCCAAACGTAGCACTTGATGCTGTCTGCTCTAACTCTACGTTAGCACCAAGATCATCATCAGTTACTGCTCCGTCTGCTTGTACAGCAAACAGAATGTTTGGATCATCAGCAACATACGCCATACCACTGGTATGAGCTGCGCCTGACCATTGAGATGAAAATGTAAGCTGACTGGTGCTTACATCGATATAACGACATCCTAGAAAGATACCGATAGGCGTTGCTGTGCTTGTGCCTGTATCTTTCGCTATCGTTGTGGTTCCACCGTCATCATTTAGCTTGACGACATCACCGTAACAAATCCTTGTGGATTGAGAGGATAGGATAGGATATTGACGAAAACCACCAGTGTATTCGCCACCTAATGTTCCTACTGGTCTTAACCCAAAAGGAGCAGATATGCTAGACATATGTCTACCTCCATTAAGTTGTTCGAGTGCTTCGCTCTGGTTTCAGAACTGGCATTCGAGGATCATTATTACGCAAGAAAGAGTTGTCCACAGATTCCATTTGCCTGTTAGCCATTTCCTTGTGGGCTTCCTTACGAGCTTCTACTTTTTCGGTTGATATGCTACAGAGTAGCTGACCACCAATTTCAATATTGTCTTTCCATCGTGAATCGATGTCAGACATAACGTGTAACTCAGGATGGTCTTTGGCTAAGACAGGTGTCCAACCTTCACGAAACCTTGCAGATACATTAGGGTTATCTGATTGACCCATGATCGCTGTTCGTATCCAACGAAACTTAACCCCAGGTCTGGGATTAGGTGTTGGTAACAACGTAGGTCTTTCCCATGATTTCTTTCGAAATTCCATTTCTCTTGTTTCGTTATCTCTTGGTTCTCTATCAGCCATTTCCTTGATCCTTCATTAATTGCGCTGCATATTGCTCTTTTGTGAGACCCAAGCGTCTTGCGAGGTTCACTTGGGTTGAGGTCAGTCGCACTGTGCGTGGTTTTTTTGCACTCCGTTTAGTGGGGGCAACCACGTTGCCAGTCTGACTCTGTTGCGTTTCCTCATCTTCAATAACATCGTCAAACTTGTCTGGAAAAACTTTTCGCATTTCCCTATCTATCTCTTTATAATACTCTTCGCTGTCTCCGACAACACCTTTTTTTACCAACTCTTCATGAACACCAAAGGCATACGAGGTCATTCGACTATCTTTATTGAACCATGTATTCTCATTTGCCCAGTCCAAAGCCCTCTGACTCACCTTTGGTTTCTGGGGTTGCTGAGGCATTGGCTTAGGTTGCTCTACCCTTGGCTCAGGTTGTTTTGGTGGTGTATAGGTATCCACACGATATTTTTCATTTTGTATTCTAGCTAACTCAGCAGACGCATCAGCAAGTTTATCTGGATCACCTGATTCGTAAGCCTCTTTGTAATCTATCTTGGCTTTTTCAAGCTGTGCATCTACTCTGCCTTTGGCTTGATTTATCAAAACACTCTCGCCATCAGATAGACTTTTACGAAGTTCTTCGTTTTCTTTCTGAAGTTTTTTAGCGTAATTTAATGCCTCCTCTTGTAGACGAGAGGCTTCTTCTTTGGCTCTACGCTCTTCATGATACTCGTATTTTAGCTCCTTGATACGCTTTTGCACCTTATCGCTATAGTTTTTGGCTTCATCTTCATCACCTTCAACTTTAGGCTGCGTATCTTCTTTTCGCTTTGGAACCCTATCTTCTTCAGGTCTATCATCAACAATCTCAACCTCAAAAGAGGTTTCTTCCTGTTGTTTTGTTTCTACAGGCTTATCTTCACCAAAATCTAAATCTTGTTGTGTGTCCTGCTCTTCAATTTTTTCTGCTACTTCGTTCATATCCTTTTATATCCTCTTGGGTCATCGACAACAGCTTCAACAGTGTCATCATTGATTAATCTAAATTCCTGTGTGTGTATTTTAAAGCGAGTACCTGAATATGATCGAAAGATCACAAAGTCACCCTCTTTACAATATGGACCGTTTGGAAACTTATCCTGATCCTTATAAGCATCAGGACCCATGCTAACGACAAAACCTATGATTGACGCTATACCTTCAGCATCTCTCAATGCGTCTGGCATATATACGCCACCTTCGGTTTTCTCATCTACTTCAACTGGGGATATTAGGAGTTTGTAACCCTTTGGTTGGGGCATCTTGGAAGCGACTTTCTCATCATCTTCCTTCTTTACAGCTTGATACATTTTAACCTCATGCAGTGATTTAGGCTCACAGTTGCCTTGCGTTTAAGTACGTTGAGATTATTTAATCCTCAATGGCTTTCTTTTGCAAGTCTAAAATTTCTTGCTCTATTTTTAGTAATCCTCTGTATTCACCAACCATTGAGGTGTATTCATCGAAGGTTTTTGCCCCTCCCATGCACAAATGTTCCTGTATTTGGGTCTTTTGATCGCTGATTCTCTTTAAAATCAGCCCATAATCGTCATTCATCGGTTGTTAAGTCCTTTGCAAGGCTTAATCCGATGTCTACACCGTCTTTTATAGCCTTTTTCTCAGCTTTATCAGCCTCTGTAGCCACCTGAATACCTAATTTAGCCCCTTGTATCTTCTCATTTGACTTCGTTTTCTGTACATCAGACTGTAATTTAGCAATATCAAGCTGTTTTTTGTGTTCAAACTCAGCTTCTTTCAAGGCTAACTCTCTTTGCTGTATAATTGTAAGTGGGTCTTGCTGTTTTTTCATTGCTTCAGCCTGTGCCATCTCAGCTTGACCTTTTTGCAACACTTTAGCAGCAGCTTCTGCCGTTAGTTTTGACAATTCTTCCTCTACGTCCTGTGGTAAAGGCTTATCTTCGTCTGGCATTTCTACACCTAACTGTTTCTCTATCTCTTTTCTGTACTGGAACGCAACGTGTTCGGTAATATGAGCTGCCAAGGCATTCTGTATAGCAGACGCAAATGGCGATTGACCAATGATTTGCTGTATTTTTGGATCTTGAGCAGCAGCAGTATGTACAGCAATGTGGGCTTCATGGTCTTGGTACTTGAACGCCTTGACAGGTTCTTGCTTCATGATCGCCATGTTTTCTGTTACTGGATCATTCGGCTTTATATCGTCAGGTAGTTTGATAATATCGGCTGCATCTTTTATTCCTAGCACTTCTAACATTTGTCGATGTAGCTTTCCCATGTCGTATAGCTGTGGTGCTTGTTGGGCTAACTGTAGAGCTGCCTGATATTGTGTTACTCGTTGCGCCATTGTAGAGGCATTCGGATCGGATACTGGAATTACATCCACTCGTCCGTCAAAATCTTCTGTTCGTGAGAAGCTACCCTCTTCTGTTTCATAGGCATATTCTGGAGGCATGAAGTCATGAATACACTTGGCTAGTATGCGTAACTCTTTTTTAAGAGATGCGTGTAGTCGTGCTTGCACCCCAGACATCACTTTCATGGATCGCTCTAACAAGGCTAGTGTTGTACCGACAGGAGCTTGTGGGTTCATGTTACCCACCTGTACATCAGCAACAGAACCTATTCGTCTGCCTTCTTCCACAATATTTCCCAACAACTGGTATAATACTGAGGATGGTTCTTTATAAGGTATAAACGTAATGGAATCTCGTATCGCACCACCAGGAACATCGACATCCCTGAACTCACCAGGCATGAGAGGCGAATCATCCCCCTTAATCCTAAGACCACGAGCTTTAAGACCAGCAGGTAGATTCGATAGAGTACCTGCATCAATAAGCTGACGCAGTATGGACGTAGCCGATTTAGCCAACCCACCAATAAGATGAATAAGTCCTGTACCATAAAAGCCAAGGCTAGGAAGATATCTATAATGAATAAAATGCTGTCGCTTAGTTTTCTTAGGATCGGTTTCATACCAGTTCTTTCTAATGGATAATATGGCTCGTGATGACTTATCTATCGTAATGACATAGGGTCTTGCTAACCCATCACTATCCTGAAATGGCTCTGGCATATCAACATCAACGTGCATCTCAAGAATAGTGTATCTCTCATCGTCTTCATAAACGTGTTCAGCCCCATCCATCTCGTCATACTTTTCCTGTATTTCTGATTCGTCTTGATACGGCTCTGACAACTCAACCTCACGATAGAAACCATTCACCATAAGCTCTTTGATTTCATTCTCTGTCTTTTTCATGATATGCGTATACCGTGGGCAAGACATAAGATCACTTGCACCGTAGGAGACTACAAAGTCTTCAGCAGGTACAAACATGGAGCATGGTCTTTCCATGATAGGATCGTAATACACCTTCTTAAAAGCAGAGCCTGCTAGAGGCAAACGAAACAGCATTTGCTCCATTTCATCACGATACTCCGTCATATCTTCTGTCAGAAGATAATTCATCTCATGCTCAACACGTTGTGACTGTGCTGTTTTTTCTTTTGTGTTTTTACCAACTATCTTTGTGCGTACAGGTCCTGATGGTGGGAATATCTCCCCCATAGCCTGTGCCTGAAAACGCACTACAGCTTCTGTTAGGAGTGGGTGAAATACACCTGATGCTCCTTGCCACGGCTGAGATCGCTCTTCAATCTTCATGCCCAACAAGTCAAGACCTTTGATGTAGGATCGTGACCATTCGTTTCGTGATGTTCTATCGCTTTCAAAGTCATCGATAAGATCAGCAGCCATCTTCTCAAGATCACCATCTTCTAGAAACTCTGCTAAGTTTGAGTTATGATCAGGTCCGACTAAATCCTCAGTAACATCACCTTCAAAGTCAACGATGACACCACCATCCTCTGTTTCTATCGATACAGCGTCTGGATTTACCACTTCAACTTTTAACTCTTGTTCAGAAGGGTTGCTTTCTATATCAACCTCGAAAGGCTCTAATCGTTTATCAACTACCATGTTAAACTATCTTTGTTGGCTTCATTCTGTCTTGTGCAATCATGCCACCACCACGCATTTTAATTACACCACCTTTCTTTAACTCGAAAGGACTTTTTCTCATTTTTTCTGCACCTCTTTTACCCATGCCAAACTGAGAAGCTATGTTACCACCACCAACTCTGGCTCTTCTGGCACTCTTTTCTTTTTTCATATTTTCTTCCATCATCTTCGAAAGTTTTTTTATTGAAGGGTAAAGCACTGCACCACTGGTTCCTAAACCTGCTACTGTGCCTATAAGGGTTTCTTTTTCCTTGGAAGTCATACCATTCTTTTTTTTATTTTTTTCTGACATGGTAATTTACCTTATGCTGAATTTGGTTCCTTGAGTAGCCAATCCACCACCACGCATCTTCATAACCTTACCACCTGCTTTTTTACCAAGTTTCATTTGTTTCATAATTTTATCCATGAACTTAGGGTCTTTAATGTCTAAGGTTTCGCCTCTACCTTTTCCTTTCATCGTATCTATATTTTTTATCAGCTTTCTTACGGCTTTTGCATCTACGAGGTCTTTTGTCATTGAATTATCTCCTAATAGTATTCCACTGGTCTTCTGTATTTTGGTTCGTCATCCCAGTCATCGCTTTCTGCTCGAACCCATCCACCTTGGCGAAATCTTAACAGAGCCTGTGTGGTACTGTCAACTAAGTCATCGTGATCGCCAGAAGGGAAAGAGGCACATTCCTCTATAACCTCATCTGCCCACCGTGTGGGTGGATACCAGACAGTGCCACTCGAAAACAAATCCGTCACGGCATTTACTCTGGCAATCTTATCGTTACCTCTTGTTGGTGTGAACTCCGTGACAGGTATACCCATAGCACGAAGTTCAAACACCAAAGGCGCACCTGATGCCTTTGCCTCAATAATCATCTGATCTGGCTCCCACTCCATGTATTTGTCATACGCTGCTCGTTTTAATTCTGGAAACTCCAATTTTGCCTTAAACGAATCAAGTAGTATCAAGTGTGTCTTTTCTATACCTGTGGTGTCGTCAGGGTGGTAAAACACACCCCAAGTGGTACACGCACTGTAGTCACTACGTTCTGTTTTCAAAAACGCTGTATCCCACGATTGTATTATCGCCTCACAGGGAGGTGGGGTGGTGCTATCCCACAATCGCCACCATTCTCGTTTTATTAACGCTCCCTCTTCGGATGTAGGATTTTGCTGATACTGAGCATTCCATTTTGCAACTGGCAATTCAGCTTTTAGGCTTTCCAACTCCTCTAATTTCCAGAACTCTCCCCACAGTGCCTTTCCTGACGGCATAATCGCAGGCAACTCAATAACTTCCCAATCGTCAATCCCTGACTTGTTCTCCATACTTCGGAGTATCTGACCTGTTAAATCCCTCTTTGCCCATCGTGTCATCACCAAGATAATCGCTCCTCCTGGTTGTAATCTCTGCCGTGGTCCTGATGTATACCATTCGTACACCTTGTCATACACTTCTGGGTTATACTGCCCTAACTGTGCCTCCTGTTCCGAGTGGGGATCATCAATCACTAAAACATCAGCACCCTTACCAGTTACAGCACCACCAACACCAATCGCAAAATAATCGCCACCCTTATTCGTACTCCACCGTCCTGCAGCCTTACTGTCAGCCGATAAGGTTATGCCTTTGAATATCTTTTGATAATCTGGTGACTGTATCAGGTTTCTGACCTTCCTACCAAAACCCACGGCTAACTCAGCCGTATGTGCCGTCTGGATAATTTTTTTATCTGGGTATTGTCCAAGAAACCACGCAGGAAACAAATAAGAGGCAAACTCCGACTTGGTATGACGTGGGGGCATATTAATGATCAATCTCTTCAATTCCCCTCGTGCCACCTTCTCAAATGCCTCAGCCATAATCTTGTGATGAGGACCACCAATAAATGCCGACCACATCATATGCACAAAAGGCAGAAAGCTCTCCTTGGCACTCTCCCTGTCCTTGGCTTCTTCATACTTCTCTAGTAATTCCAATATCTCCCTCTTTTGATCAAGAGGAAGTAAATCAATCTTATCCTTGAACTGGGATAACTCCATTATTGCTTCTTTCGGTTTTTCCTACCTGATATCACACGAAGATTTTTTTTCCTATTGTTTTTAGGATTGCCATCCTTGTGATCAATATGTTTCCCATCACCCTTCTTGACTTTCCCTTGGCGTATCGCTGCCCTACGGTTCTTATTCCGTAACGCCCTCTCCTTCTTCATTTTATCAGAGGAATGGTATTTCTTGTATTCAGACAAAAGATTTTCCTTTACAGATATGATTAACCATATATCATGGTATACCACATACCATGATTAACCAAACATATTATGAAATAATATGTATTATGGTATACCTTGGAAAGAAACATGGTATACCATGTAAAACATGAAAGGAGTTTATCGTGGTAATTGAACCATTCTTAATGTGGAACCTTGTAATCACCTTAGTGATAGCTCCACTAGCATGGTACATCAAAACACAGCGTGACGAAATCAAGCGTATCGACATTCTCCTCAACAAAACCAGAGAGCAATACATGAACAAGGTTGAACACAAAGATGATATCAACCGATTGTTTGAACACCTATCCAGATTAGAAAACAAAATAGATACCTTATTAACGTCAAAGTGACATTTGGCATTTTTTACCAAATTGTTTGAGCATATTACTATATATATATGCGTGTATGTGTGTGCGTATACATGGGGGGTGGGGGTAGGTGGGTTCTATTTTTTATGGTTTTTAGGTGATTTAGTGCCAAAAAAAATAACATAATGTAGATTATGCGCCTTATTGTAGCTAAGTTATTGTTTTATATGACTTTTAACTTTTCAAGCTTCTCTTTTAGCTTGTTTTCTAGTGTTTGTAGGTCTGAATCTGCTTCTTCAACTTCCACTTTGTCTACAAATAGTCCAATTGTTTTCCCAATTAAATGCAAACTCTGAACCCTTGCTGAGTCACTTTCTGCGTTTTCTGCTTCTAGCCTTAGCCGTTCCAAAACGTAGGCTTCAAGTCTTGCCCTCTTAGTTCTGATATCTTCAGCTTTATCTATGGTTAAGGCTCTAATCCTTGCTACAATCTTGGTATTAGCCATTAATCGACTTGCATTCTCGTGTATTGTCTTGGCTGCTTGATTGCTGCTATAACCTGATTTTATGTAGGCTTCGTTCTGAGCTAAGCCCTGACTGATATAATGACAAAATTTTTCTTGCTTATCTGTTAACCCTGAAAGCCTATCCAAAACCACCAACTCAGGCTTATTTTCTGATTCGTTTTTTTCTACCATTTCTACACCTTTTTTCATGGTTTCTAATCTTTTTAACATAATTTATTAAATTTTTTTTTTCAAGCTGATACACCTTTTTTTATTGGCTATTGATGTATTTTGTTGAACATTGTTGATAGCTTTTGTTGAACTTTTTTTTAATATTATGTTGACATTTGTTTTGATAGTATCCATATAATGGTGACACCAAGACGCGAGAGTCGGAACTCGAAGAGAGAT